TCACAACCAGAATATATAAGCATGTCTCCAGGGTTAAGGTCAACTTTAATTCCAGCTTGACCTTGTTTACCTGTTGGATCTAGATAGATTGACCATGGGTCACCACCTAAATTTAATGTTGTTGATATCTCACATGAATATCTATCTTTATGTCTAGCTAATACATCTCCTTTTTTATATATTCTTGCATAAGAATAAGTCTCACTTAATTTTAAACCCGTATGTTTTTCCATAACAGGTTTTACTTGTTTTAATAAAGTCTCCATTGCAATGTCACTATAATGTGAGTATGTATTTGGTACTTGTTCATCATTCCATATACCAAAATATTCTGTAAAAGGTGAAATGTATTTTTGATCAAATAAAAATCTTGCAGCTTTTCTTTTGTTTAAAAAATAATTATATACAAAATTAGCAATCTCTGGTGAAATTGCATTTTTTAAAACAGAATATTTATTTTTTTGAAACGCCGATTTTTTTAATGACATTTTTACCTTTCAATTGTTTTTTAAATTTTAAAAAATTATCTATAAAGTTTGGTTTATTTTTTAATGGACTAGATTCTAATATAGTTTTAATAAAAGCTTTTTTCATATCTTTATTTTGCATTTAAAACTACCTTTGGTATTGCTTGACAATTCCAATGTATAAATCTAAATGGCTCATAACCCATATCTACTACGTATTGATGAGGCATATAAGATGGAAAAAACATAGTTCTTCCTGGTTCTACTTTATAACTAATTTGTGATGAAGCATATGTTACTTTTGTTTTATCTATTTCTGGTAAAAGATTCATAACATTACCAGGACGTGGGTCTTCAAATAATGGCATTGATGTTTTGTCACTAGCTTTTAAAAAATAAAAACCAGATATGTGACCATTCCAATGAGTGTGTAAAGTGTGATGACCAGCTCCTTTTTTAGGAAACTCTTGCACCCACATTTCTGTAATAAATAATTGATGATTAGACATATCAAAACCCATTTCTACCAATAAATTATGAGCAGTTGCTCCTATATAATCTTGTAGTTTTTTAAATTTAGGGTCACCTATCAAACTTGTTGAATGAAACACATGTCCCATATCTCCTTTGTTACCAAATTTTTTATTACGTTGATCTATAGATTTTTTTAAATTTTTTTTAGATGCTTTAATATAAGGGTCAGAAGCTATATTTAATTCATTAACAAACCCAGGTTCATCCCCATACCATATGGGAGAAGAAAATAAATTTTCTCTTTGTAATTGTTTTGGAAACATTAATTCTTTTTTTGTTTTTTTCATATTTATTTATATGGCCACCCTAAATTCCAAATAACCAAACTGTTTCTTTCTCCACTTTTAACTGGACATACTCTATGCCACACAAAACCAGGAAATACAACTAAAGATCCTTTAGGTAATATTTCTGTGCATTTATGTACATTACGTTTTTTATCTGGATCTAAATTTCTAAAATCAAATTCTAACTCACCACCTTTATAATTTTTAGGATCTGATAAAGTAACAGTTACGGATAATTTTCTTATTTTACCATGTGAAGGATCATTTGCACTTTCTCTTTGATAAGGTTTATCCCAACCATCACAGTGCCAATCATAAAATTGACCTTTATTATATTTTGTAAATTGACAAGACTCAGAAAAATCCCATTGAAAATTCCAACCTGCATTTTGATTTGCTTGATGAATGTAGGGTTGTATTTCTTTATATATCCATCTATCACTCATCCAAACAATATCAGAGTTTCTTTTCTTTTTTAAATCTTTTGTTTCTTTTTTATTTAATTTTTTATTTTTATAAGTACCAGTGAGAGCTATTTGATCTTGTAATTGTTTTCCGTAACGAACAATATCATTGCAAATACGTTCTGGAATTGCTGATTTAAAATACCAATAATAATTTGTTAATTGCATATTCTTTCTTTTACCACCATAAAAACAATATATTTATTTTATCCTACTGTCAATGTTCCAGTTACTGTAAATCTAGCTACTCTTTCATTACAACTTCCAACACAAGAAGCAACTGTATTTGTGCCAGGAGATACTGCTAAAGGCACTCCTCCAGGAACTCTTATAATAACTACTCCTGGTCCACCATTACCGCCACCACCTCCACCGCCACCTTCACCACCATTTCCAGTGTTATTAGCAGCATTACTTCTTGGAGAACAATTTGAACAGTTGTTTCCTGTTCCACCCGCAGCATAAGTTACATCTGATCCTGTAATTGTATTTGGAACACCTGATCCAGCAACACCTGTTGTAGCACATGCAGGAGAAGCAGCAGCACCAGCACCACCAGCACCACCTCCGCCACCTCCGGCTCTTCCATTTCCTGGAGTACCAGCACCACCATCATTACCTTGATCTGGATCTGTAGGAGGAGTATTTCCTGAACCACCTGATTTAGCTGTTCCAGAATTAGAACCACCACCTCCACCACCTGAACCTCCGTTTCCACCACATCTAAATGCATGAGCACCAAATCCACCTCCTGCTGATGTAATAGTTGATGTGCCAGCAAAAACTGAATTTTCTCCTACAGAACCATCAGCACAACCTCCGCCTTTAGCTCCTCCTGCACCAATAGTTATAGTATATGACGTTCCTCCAGAAATACTAGAAAAAGGCATTGCAGTTCCTCTTAATGGGGAAGGTCCAAAACCAGTAGCACGATAACCACCAGCTCCACCACCACCAGCTAAACCAAAACCACCTCCACCTCCACCAGCGGCTACTAAATAATTTGCATCAAATGTATAATTAGCAGGCCATGTTCCTTGTTGCAATGCNCTNAATTGACTTTTTAAATTCCACACACCACTTGCTTTGTTTAATTCTCTTGTAATAACTATTCCTGAACCACCGTTACCTGCTGAAGGTGCGGGAGGATTTCCTGAACCACCAGCTCCACCTCCTGTATTTGCCGTAGCGTTGTTTCCATTTGTGCTACATGTTGTTCCAGCAGAACCACCTCCTGGACCACCAGCTCCTCCAGAAGTTCCTGGTCCACCGCCACCACCGCCACCACCTCCAGCGTAAACACCACAACTAGGTGCTCCTGGAAAATGTGGACTAGTATCTGTACCAGCACCACCTGCTCCACCACTTTTTGCATTACTTGTTCCACCAGAGTTACCACCTACAGCACCAGATCCACCTCCACCTCCAGATGCTTGACTACATCCTGGAATAATAGCACCTGTACCACCGTTATTACCTTCTGGTGGTGAAAAACTACCTGCATTACCACAACCCTTACCTGGCCCTGGATTTCCATAAGCTCCACCACCAGATCCACCTGGTGTACCTTGTGCTCCTCCACCAGTTGATAAAACTGTACCACATATGCCTACAACATTTGAATTACTTCCTGAATTTTTTGCTGTTCCGCCTGCACCAATTGTAATAGGTGCTGAGTTTGTAGATAAATTAATAGAATCTATAATTCTTAAACCACCTGCACCACCACCGCCACCTTGATCACTTCCACCAGATGCACCACCAGCAACTATTAAAGTTTTAATAACTCTTGTGCCTGGTTGAAAAGTTTTTGTTCCAGATGATGTATGAACAGTTTGTGTATTTTTTCCGAAAGAAGTCTTGTTACTTTTACCTATTATTCCGCCGTTTGTTCTAGCCATAAGGTACCCTTACACGGATACCCATTGAGTATTATCCGCGTCCCATCTGTAATTTGAATTGTCTGAAATTTTAGTTCCTAACCATCTTTCATTATCTTCATCCCACGTAATATCGTATGCTGATTGATTTCCATTTGGATAAGTAACAGGTGCTTGCCAATCATCACTTCCATCTAATGACCACGAAGCATATGGTTGTGGGGATAAAAATTTATTTTTTGATGAATTATATACATACCCTTTTCCTGCATATTGTTTTCTAAAATTATTATTATAAGAAGTTTGTTTCCATGTTCCACTACCAAAAAAATTAACACACCATGTTTCACCATCCGCGTGACAATCATTGTCTTCTAATGTACCACCATTAGCTTCTATATCGTTTGCTACTACTATTACTCTTTTAACAACTAAATGAGTATCAGATGTAAAACCTGTTGGATCTGTTTTTGATTCTAATTCTGCAAAGTGTGCCATAATTTATTTAATATATATAATTTTTATTGTTTTGTCTATATTTCATATTTAACTTGTTGGTGTTGCCCATGTTGATGTTTTAACTCTATCAAAAACTTCGTTAATATTCCATACTCCAGTGTGATTACTTAATTCTTTTATAACAACAATTCCTGATCCACCGGCTCCTCCATCAGAATTATTATTTCCTCCAGCACCGCCACCACCGCCACCAGAGTTAGCTGTTCCTGCTGCACCATTTCCATTATCACTACCGGCTCCACCACCACCAGTACCAGCACTTCCCGCAGTTGCACTAGAGTTAGCTGCTCCACCTCCACCACCGCCAGAAAAAACTGAACACGTTGGACCTAAAGCTCCTGGATATACAGGGGCTAAATTAGTTCCTGCTCCACCATTTCCTCCGCATCCAACACCACCATCAGCACCAGCAGCACTCGCTCCACCGCCACCACCACCAACTTCGTTTTGTGCGTAAGGTACAGGACTTGGACTAACTCTACTAGTTCCTGCTCCTCCATCATTCCCTTGACATGCAGTACCACATCCTCCACTACCTGAACCTGAACCACCACCGCCACCAGAACCACCTGGATTTCCATTTTTTACACCACCACAACCAGCTCCACCTCCACCACCACCTGTAGCAGTATATGTTGTTCCACCAGCCACTAATGTTGTATTACATCCGTTCGTTCCTCTTACAGAACAAGAACCACCTCCAGCTCCACCACCACCTATTACTACAGCTCCTAATTGAGAACCTATATATAAACCACCCATGTTAATAGTTGTATTGAGTAACCCACCAGCTCCACCACCACCAGAATCTTCTCCACCAGATCCACCTCCTCCAGCGACAAGTAAAGTTTTTATTCTTCTTACACCGGTAGCTACTGTTACAGCATTATCAGCACTAGAAGTTTTTACAGTTTGAGTTCCACCTTGAGTGGTTACGATATTTGGTCCGATAATTCCGCCATTAGCCATAGCCGATTACCTCCTACGCGTCGTCTAGTTCTTCGTATGAAACAAAATAAGTTAAATCACTATTAGCACTTGCTGTAACTGCTAATAGATCTGTTTCATCTAAATAAATTGGNTTTTCTAAAAAACTTAATGTTGCATCTGCTGGAACAGAAATNGTACTTGCAATNNNAACATAGTTAGAACCATTATCTACACTAACTTCTATTGTTATATCTGCTGCATTTGATCCATCAATGTTAGCAATAAGTATTGTATTTATTTTTGCTACTTTATCAGCTGGTACATCAACAGCGGATGCTCTTGAAGTAGTAACTGCTCCTGTTGCATTTTTAGCATTAATTGTTGCTACGTTTACTATATTTGGTGTTGCCATATTATTCTCCTTTTATCCG